ATCAATCTTGTGGAACTCGTAACGTCCTCCCTGAGTTGATTGGCCAGTCTTGCCGACTGCGCCCATTTGCTTCATCACGCCGAGAATTCTTTGTGCAAGTGTTTTTGTATCGCTCATTGAGCCACGCCCTCCAATGAAAGTGCCAAGTAATAACGCCGCGCCTGTTCAACCCTGCTTTTCAGCGTGTCTAGAAATTCGTCATCCCGTTCAAACTCAAATACCTTGATTCGCTTTGCCTCTGGAATATGGGAAACCTTGTGCAATGCGTTCAACAGCGTTTCAATTTGCTTGTATTCCGGATGGTCTTCGTTACCCTCGAATTTCCACGCATAACGTCGGCATTCCTCTTGAAACATCAAACGTGGCGTATCAACCAGAACATAAACCAATCGAAAATGACTGCGATCAGTCAAATCCATGTAAACCTGGCCTTGTGCGTAATAAAGTGGATCTGGCTTTGACACGTTAAAAAACGTCTGCAAACTCCAGCTCGTCTTAACGTCCTCCACCCAATCATCTGTGAGCAAATCCGGCTCACCTGTAAACCATTCATTCTCAAACTGCTGTTCGTTCTTTGTCCGAAACTCAACGCTTGGGATCTGCCTATCTAGCAGCCCAATACTGTGCTGTTCACAGACAATGCCTTTCAGCATTTGAGGAGTTAGAACAGGTTCCTGGCACCCGTACTCATTAAGCAACCAGCAACTCCGAATGTAGGATTTCGCGGTTGATCCAAACTTAAAATCAGCATCACGCTTTTCAATCAAACCGGCCAATTCCTTCTGCATCTTTGCGGTAAGAGGCTTTGCGTTTAAATCCGCTTGCCGGTCCTCAAGTTCTTTCAGCCGCGATAGCTGGCGGTCTGTTATCTCGTTGCTGCCAACCATCAGATTTCCAACAGTTGATGCCCTGAATTTCACACTCATGCGTAACCCTCCCAATCGTCTTTCTTCACAATCTCTGGTGGATTGTCTTTTGCCTTTTCAACGTCTCTGGCCATATAACCACCAAACAAACCCACTACAAATGCAAATACGATCCAACCTGGACTCATTTGACCACCTCGTCATTCGCCAATGGACACGAACAGGCACAGCAAGTTTTCTGAACTGGTTTGACAATGATTCGCGGTCCTTGCCCCCACGAGTAGTCCTTGTGCAAACTATCCTTGAATTTCTCAACCAACCTTTTTGGAAGGTTGTCCAGCGTCCAGCCTGTTTCAGCAAAACACTCCACCAATTTTTCAAAATCTGAAAATTCATCGTCTTGAATATCTCTCAAATCAACCTGCAACCAGTTCATGCCGTTTCGGTCTGGATCACATACATTCCACACCGTTCGCTCAACTACAAACTCTTGACCTGCTACATAAACAGTTTGATTTGCAATTGGGTTCAATTCAGACGATTTTGTTTTAAACCATGCGTACATGTGCCCTTTCTCACCCTCGTAGGCTACAAAAAACTCAACCAACATTGCTTTCATCTTTCAACTCCAACTCCTTAACTTCCAATTCACCACGAACAACTCTGATTTCGTTTGGTGCTTCGACTCCGATCCTGATTGAATTACCTTTGATCTGAGTCACATGAATCTTGATTCCCAAATCTGGCAGGCTGATTGTCTGTTTCACTTTTCTCGAAAGAACTAACACTGCTTGAACTCCTTTTGGTTTAATTAGCCGTTGCCGTAGCCGTCGCCGTCGCCGTAGCCGTCGCCGTCGCCGTAGCCGTCGCAGTAGCCGTAGCCGTTGCCGATAGAGATTACTGTTTCCATTTTTCCAAACCTGACTCTATGTTGATGAACTGCACAACTTGCAATTCGTGAACCTGCGTTTTTGGCTGCTTGTCGAGTTTCGTTTTGTCCGTTGGCCCTTCGTATGCCAACTGCCCCAGCCCTTTCGAAGTTCCCCACACTCGAACGCAAACGCAATCCGAAATAGTCACGTAGGAATCTTTGATAGAAACCATACCGGCCACTACAAACCCACGATCCAATACAACAATCTGGTGTTTAGCTGAACCGTCGTTAACTGGTGCATACTCAACACCATCAATCTCTACAGTTTTCATTTAATACCTTTCAAAAATTGGTTTTCTTTGCTTTCGTTTTCGCGTTCCGATCGCTCTTTTCTGTCCTGTTCCGTAGCCTCATCACATTTGCCTTGATACTCATTCCAGGCATCAATGATTTGCTCAGCCAGCTCTCCCTCGTTTTCAAGGATTCGAATACCTTTTGAGTCAAACGAATCACCCAAACGATTAGCCGCTTCGTTGTCCAACCACAAACGTGAAACGGCATAGCTTACTGCTCCACGTCCGAGTACAACCACGTTTTGGTTTTGGTAATGAACGAACATTACTGAACCTCCGCAACGCTGAACCACTCAGATGGATTCAACCCGTCATAGATGTCATCAAAACAATCAATTCCATCGACTTCGTTGGGGTAGCGTTGTTTGTAGATTTCACACGCCTCCCACTTTGCATCGTCCAAGTTGTCAGCATTAAGGCGAGTCACACGCATGTCTCTCTCGTCTTGCATGGTTGAAACCAAAACCCACATTTCAAACTCTCCGATTGTGTGTAAAAAATCGCGTCATGTATTGTTGTGTCGTGTCGGGTCGAATCTAGTCCAGTCTCGTCATGTCGAGTCACGCCCGGTCGAGTTTAGACTGGTCTAGACGGTGTCACGACTTACCACTCAAAAAAGCGGTGATGTTTTCTATGCTGTGATTGCTTGGCTGAATGCCTGTTTCCTTGAGCCGTTTAAGAAGTCTTGGCTTGCCAAGGTTCGCTTGCATTCCCGCAATTTGCATTGCTGCCGAATGTTCTGATTTTTCAGATTCAGAAAGCTCTTTTGTGTTTACTGTGGCACCAATCTTCATGGCTCGGTTCGCAACTCGTCGCGCCTTCTGTGTTCCACTGGCACAATCCGCGACTGATTCTGAACTTGAACGGCGTACCCATGCCTTTGAACTTTTGCACCACTGAATGTTTACACCATGCCGATTAAGTGCGATTCGTCTTGCACTGTTGACGTTGCCGTAACCAACCGAACCCGGTTCGCAAATCGCGTTTATTTCCTCTGCCATTTGCTCACGATTCACGCCTTCCCCTACACCAAGATAAAGGAATTTTTTCAGTGCCATTGATGTGCGGTAACTTAATTCCGTACCTATTTTTTTTTCTTCACTCATTGGTTAAATCCTTGTTTTAAAAATCTTGCCTCGTCTAGCCGGGTCTCGTCATGGCCCGTCTCGTCCTGTCTTGCATTGTCTCGTCTAGTCAAGTGTCGTCCGGTCTCGTCTCGAAAAAAAATAAAACTTGTTTCGTCTTGTCTAGTCTTGTCTAGTCTTGTCTAGTCTTGTCTCGTCCAGTCTAGTCCTGTCGCTTCCGGTCTGATCCGGTCCCGTCCAGTCCAGTCATGTCAAGCAATTTCCAAGCTGCTAACCTGAAACCGGCCATTTTCACCGCCGTTTTCAACTCGCATTGATCCAAAGCCGACATAGATCCCAATGGCTTCTAAGTGCTCTAGCAAAACCTCCCTCGAAATCTTCTCGTCGTACACAATCAAACTGCACGTTGTCTCCCATGAATCTACTGTTGGGAAGATTCGAAACACACGCTTGCCGCTGCCACGAGTTCCGTCAGATGGAACAAACAACTTTCGCGGTTCAACTGAATCCACCTTGATTCCAAGCCCAAGGTTTTCAGGAACAATCACGCCTTTTCTGAATCGGTCAGTAAACGTTTTTTTTCCTTCACCTGGTATCTTCATTCCAAGAAACTTGCCTGCGGTTTCAAGAGCGTTTTTCAATGCGAAGCGATTGATGAAAACATTGCCGCTAAAATCAACTGGCACCTTTTCCTGCCAAGTTCTTTCTTCGTAGGCGTCGTGCGTTTCGTTTGATTCCTTTTTGGTCAAGACAGGCTGACCAAACATAAGGCCAGATCCCAAGAAAGATTTGAGAGTCATTTTGTAAGTGGTAGTTTTCATGCTGGTATCCAAACTGCATAAAAAAACCCTGCAAGTCGCCAGGAACAGCGTGTGCAGGGTTTTTCATTGCCAAAAGGCTTGTTTTGTTGTGTCGTTCCTGGCGACTCTTTAGATACTATCGACCGAGGTAATTGTTTTCAATAGTGATTTTTTATTTTTTGGTTTAAATATTTAAGCTGTTAATCCAGTGTTCTCGATTCTTACCCTAGCCAAAGTTGCGGTTTCTGCTGTGGCCACATAAGAAATATCTTCGCTGGCCGTTAGGTCTGACAATAACTCCATCTGACCCGATGCTCCTGAAAGGACATATTTTTGACCTGCTGACATACCGGCAAAACCCTCAAGTTTCACGTCATCTGCTGCCACATAATAAACTGGATTGCCACTATCAGCCGGCAAAATTGCGATTCCGACAACCGTCGAGTTGGTTCCAGCATCAGCGGGTGCGACTTCCGTTCCGCTTGACGCATAAAGCCATTGACCTACTGAAATCGCTGCACTAGCCGTTTTTTCCAAGATTGGAGCGCCCGAGGTTTCAAGTTTTAATCCTGAGATTGGTAGAGCGATTGTCGCCATTGTTTTAATTCCTTATGTTGCGGACGTACCAAGCCAGAAAACGCTTGTGTGTCCCGAAAAAGTTACATTTCCAAACAAGCCCGAAGTACCGCCACCCGATGAAATCGTTAGCAGTGATTCTTGGTCCATTTGATACGTGAATTTTTGATTTGCTGAACTGAAAAAGTCCTGATGAAATTCAATGGGTTGTTTTATTAAAACCGTATTATCCGGATTGATAACGCCGACCGGACCCTGAGGCGCAACAATATCGCTGGCCTGAATATTGTTGCGCGATGTGAAGGAATGATCCTCTAAACGGGTTCTTAGGTTTTCAACCGTCCCCGCTCCGACCTTCATTTTCATATCAATCATTTCAGTTGATGCACTGAAAACCCATCCAGTTCCTGCGCGGCCAAACCACGTCAAAGCAAACGCAATATCTATTACTCCTGTGAAGGGATTATTGGCGTCGTTGTCCGAGGCAACAAGCGTAGCCTGCGTGTCATTGAACGACTCAACTGCCACCGTTGGCAAAACACGACCTCCCAAAATCGGACTTTTCCAAGCATCAATAACTACACCATCAACATATTGCATTCCACTTGGTGGAGTAGCTTGCCTTCTCTCAATGGTCCCCGATTGATAAAGCCATTGGCCTGGATTTGTACGGTAAACAATTTGCTCTTGTGTAATTTCGTCAGCCCTTACACGATAGGTCAGTTCACCACTTAGAACGCCGTGATAGTATCCCGCATTCTTAAGGTTGATCCCCGATTGAGAATCAAACCGCGAGGAGTCATTGGTCAAAGATCCACTCAGAACCGCTTCGCCCGTGGACTGTCCGCCGGTTTGCGCGGGCTGCCCAATGCTGACGTTGGCCCATGCCGCCGATATACCTTTGCCGCCTGCGCTGTTTCCAATCCTGACAACTGCGTTCTTATCACCTGTGCCGCTTTCTTTCCACAGTATTTGAGCTGATCCACTTGAGGCAGATTCGAGCTTATCTACTGACGTTCCGGCTATTGCATATCCGTGGTTTTCGTCGGAAACATTGATCGTGCATGGTGTCACGCCCGACAACATAACAGGCCCTGATTTTGTGTCTTTTATTGGCGTTTGAGCGATGCCAAAAATACAATCATCCGTAGGCGTATTCCCGTCAAATATCTGGCGAATGTTCCAGTAATTTGCATTATCAGTAGGCGTGAAAACAACGTCATCAACTTTGAGAATCCCAAACTCAGGACAATCCGAACCGCTGTTATTTTCAAACGTTCGAACGCCTGACTGAGTTGTTCGTATTGGGTTTCGTTCGGGTTTCATGGAATGATTGTTGAAAAGTCTGCTGTATCGTAAATGAATGACTCATAGAACCCTGTTGTCTTTGGCACAAACTCCTTAGCAGTTGCGTCTTTTTCTTCGTCGTGCGCAGCCCAATAATAACGCCAAGGGTAAATATCTATCGTTGATGCTGAGCCAATATCAAGCGTGCTTAGATCCAGCGTTTCTTTTGCCATGTAGTCAAAATTGAAGCTTACATGGTAATCGCCGTTTTTTGTGCGTTGAGTCAATGGACCCATGCCAGAAAACATGACTGTTTCCGCATCTCTGCCCCGGAATGTCGCATTGTTCAAAGTGTGCATTTTGTCTTCACGCTCAACAATCCAAGCGTTAGTTATCGTCGCCTCGGCAATTATCTTCGTCACCTGCAAATGACTAACCAGCTTTTTCCGAGTGGTTCCCCTGACTTCACCTGTAATGCTGTTGTATTCAATCCGGTTCCCAACGTCTTTCGAGTTTCCTTTTGCACTTTGCGTTTGCTTGGATTCCAGAATTGGGACTTCGATAGTCGAGTAGCTGATTACCGTTTCTTCGTCGCCAATTTCCTGTAAAGGCTTGTTTCCTGATTTATTGCGGTTGCTCTCCTGGTGGGAGTAGGTCAGCGTAACCTTAATCACTTTCCGAGAAGTACTAACCTGTCGGCTGTAATTCCACGCAACATAATCCAAAACGTAACTATCAGCAGTCGTTACGCTTGCGTTATAGTCTGCGTGAGCTTGTATTGCCGTTCTGACTGCAGAATTGCTTGCGTACCCGTCAGCGTGCCAAACCTGCTTAAATGTTGAGTTTCTGCCAGTTGAATTCGTTTCTTCTTCAACCGCCACGTATAGTTTTGTCATCCTAGCTCATCCCTCATGCCGCTAATTTCGTCAAGTGTCCTCCGGCTCAATTCCTCCTGTCTTTGGTTCGATTCAACCAATTGATCCATTTGACGCGCACCCTGCTGTCTGACGATTCCCAAAGCACTGGCACCCAATCCACCTGAAATTGTTTGCGTTGCCTGATTTGCAAGTTGCTGGCCCTGACCGAACTCCGTTGCCAACCACTTTTTCGACGTCTCTTTAACCCATTCGACACTATATCTAGGTTTGCCAACCGCATCTTTTGCCATAGATGTTGCCTGGCTTGATGCTTTTGCACGATCAGCTTTATCAATGCCTTTTTGCATTGTATCGCCAACCTCTTTAAACCGCTTAGCAACGTAATTCAAGTTCTTAAAAAACACCTGCTGCAACCTGGCTTGCTCTCTTGGATCCTGTAAACGTCTCTGATTTGCCGCCTTGATAAACTTCTTCGAATCTTCAAATTGTTTTCTCGCATTTCCAGCTTGGCCACGGGCACCAATCACGTCTTTTTCAGCAGGACCAAATGCACCTCCAATTCCCGCCAGCTCCTCCTTTGTGTTGCCCAATCGCTTGTTCAGTTGATCGACTAACGGGATAGCCGCTGTTAGTCCAACCACCATCAGCATGAACGGGTTTGCCATCATGATGATATTGATTGCCTTTAAAACTACCGACAGGCCTCCAAGTGAGGCAGCGGTAATACCAATCCCTTTGATTAGATTTGGGTTGTTTCGGATCCACTCTACAACCTGCTTGATAAGTGGTTGCATTTCCTCTGCCGCTTGAATTAACGCCGGTGCCAACGCGCCGCCAACATCCACTACAACTTGCTTAAACTGATTGCTGAGCTTTGACATCTTGTCATTAAGTTCCGCCGCAGCCGATGCTTGCTCGGTGGTCATCACAATCCCAAGCGATTTAGCCTCATTTCTTAATTCATTAATCGATAACGTTCCTGAATCAATTAATGGCTTAATCGACTTCCACTGATCGCCAAACACCTCAAAACCAAACTGAGATCTTTGAGCTTCATTACCAACGCCATTCAATGCGTCAATTAAAACGTAAAGCTGTTTTTCCGGCTTTAGTTTAGAAAGATCCTCAGCATTTAGCCCCAATGATTCCAACGCCCTGACAGCAGGGCCAGTGCCCATCGCAGCATTTCCTATCCTTCTCGTTGCTCGAAACATAGACGATGACAAGTCATCTATCGATGTTCCTGTTTGCTCCGCTGCAAACTGCAACTCAGACAGCGACTCAACACTAATCTTTGTGCGGTCAGACATTTTATCTAGTTTGTCACCCGCCTCGGCAAACTTTTTAACAGCCAAAACTAACGGTGCTCCAATCGCTCCGGCTGCTAAGGCTGCTTGCTTAGACATTCGACCAATCTTGGCGGTCATTGACTTGTAATTAGCCAATAACTGCTTGCGGCCTTTTGCTGTGTTGTCTTTATTTTCTGTCGTGACAACTGCGCGACCTGCGGGGACTGCTCTAACCATATTTCAACATGTCCCTATATTCTTCTGGATATTGGCGTGCGTAAGTCTCGATGGATGTTTGCGCAAAAACACGCTTTCCCAACTTTACCATTCGAATGCTGCCGTCTCGCAACTTAACCGGGACAATACCGCCCTTTTCCAAGTTGCCCGGTACATCAGTCGAGTTCTTTAGCAATGGCCCGGTTTCGACAACCATCCTGTCTTTGTAGAACTTGTAAACGATTGTTTTTAGTCCAAACTCATTGCCCGTTGTGTGAGCGTGCGGAGGATTCGGGCTTATTGATGGTTTTTTTCTGCGTTTGATTAAACGGCGCATGATGCCGCGAACTTTGGCACCTGATCGCTTCAAAACCCGCTCTATGCCCTTTTGGGTTTTCTGGTCTAGCTTTTTCAAGTCGCTGACCATATTCAATGCAGGTTTTAGCGTTACAGAAAACATCAACTTACACCAAATGCCGCTTTCATTGTCGATTCATTTTCAGCCTGTCCAGCCTTTAAGGTCATTGTTCCACCTCGCTTGCTGGTCTTTCGATAAGGGTTGAAGAAATCAGGCGTTTTTTGCCTTCGTTCCTCTTGCCCACGATTAAAAAACAATGAAGCCAATAGGCTTGTCTGGTCCCAATCATGGCGACACTTGAACAAAAATCGCTCAAGTATTTGACGCCATGAAAGTTGCCCGCAATCGTAGCCGACAACCGCTATCATTCGCTCGATGGCTTGTCTTCTTCCGACTGGTTCACCACTTGGCTTTTTACTTCCGCACATCTCGTCAACTGTTCGTATTTGAGATGCGCAGGGGTAAAATTTACGATAGCGGCCTCCATTGCGTCTCTGACTTCCTGCGTTTTTGACTGGTCCAGGCTTTTCATCATTTCATCATTCCATTTGTCACCAAGCCAGTGTTTAACAAGGTCCAAAAATGGCTGACCGTGTTGATATAAAAGCTCGATGCTTGATTCGTCGCCCCATGTATCAAAACAGTCAAACGCTACTTTTGATAGCTCGATTGCAATGTGGTAATTTAGCGAGAAATCAACATTGACGCCGCCGATCTTAACCAGCACGCCTGGCAGCATTTCGTCAAAATCACTCGTTTTCGTCTCTTGGTTCATCTGTTGGCATTCCTACAACAGGTGCTTTTGTTAGTTCAGGTGGATTTTCCACGTCCAACTGATCCGTGTTAACTGACACTTTCTGACTCATCAGCATTCCGCTGACTGCCGCTTTGTGAATCGGGTTTTTTGTAGTGTCTAACAGTTCTTTAACTGTCATTTCCTTTGTTGGCATTCCGCTTTTCCTTTTTTGGTGCTTCAAGTTTTTTGACTGGAACAGGCTTAAACTTGCCCTCTTTGTCAAACTCGAAAACGTTTGAATGTTTGTAGGCGTCGTAAATTGCCTGATTCTTTGGCCACTTCTTTAACGCCTCTGCGATTGTCAAAATCATGCTTTGATTCCTTATGATACCGTGTGCCAGTCAGATTCCACGTAGCTGCCACCGTCCTGAACAGGCGTAGGCTCAAATTCGAGGGAAACCATCGTGCGGTCTTCCAAGGGAGCTTCGATTGAAAAATCAAACAACGCACACAACACCCGCATTCCTTCGCTGCCCGAAGTTGCTTGCAATCCATCCAAAACAAGCAAATCGAAATTGTCATCGTTATCGTTGAAGAAATCATCCTTAAACGCTGTCACGTTCGTATTGCTGTTTTCGTACCAACAATCGAAACCAAGGGTCAGCGTCTTGTAACCCTTCAGCATCTCCATGAACTCAGCACCAGAACGAGGAGCACTAATCTTTTGCTTGTTCAGTGTCAGCGTAATATCCGAGTTTTCACCAACCAGCGACCATACCGGCGTGCTGTATGTGCCAGTGTTACGATAAATTCGCCATTTGCGGCCTGTTTTACTCATTTCAACTTAAATCCTTTTCTTTGCTTGATTCAATCAAAACAATCGAATGAAACTGGCCTTTTTGAATCAATTCTGGATCGTATAAGACCGTGTTTTCGTATCTGATTAGTTCAAAGTCAGTTCGGTCTTTTTCCCATTCACATATCTGGGTTTGAACCTCGCCAACAAACTGCAGCAGGTTTTCAATTTCTGCTGCTGTAAATGTGTTTGAGTTGTCGTTTTTGCCAACATTGCAACGAATGTGTATCGTTGTTTGGTACGTCTCAATTAGCCTCGATGCTGATTGAAACGTTGCGTCAGTCAGTGAAAACGGGACAACTGCTACGCTTAAAGATTTTGAATCCTCAAGGTTTTCAACTGACCGATTGCCGATAAGGTATCTTTCAGCCGTTGGGTCAAACGAATTTGAATAACTTCCAGCATTGATTGCCGTGACAATTTGGTCGGCAATTGAAACTGCATGGATGGCCATTAACCTGGATCGCCTGTCGTTAAAACGCTGTGGATTCTGTAAATCTTGTTATGTGGTGGATCGTGAAACCGAAAAAACTTGTCGTCATCCATTTCGGCAAGGTCAAACGTTTCTGATGCTAAAATGATTTGGTGGCTTTTCTTTGGCTCATATCCTTGGTAATCCGTTACCAAAACGAGCCAATCCTGAACCCTGTCAGAAATAAGCTCGTTATCTTCGCCCAAAAGCTGTCTTTGCGTCTCGCCTGGAAGAACATGCACGTTGGTCAAAGTCAGCGAATCACTGATTTTGATTGAAACTCGTTTTCCATCTAAACGCCGCGACGATTTAAACGCCGCGACGCTCGCTGTTAACGCTGCAGACATTACGCCAGAATCGCCTCGGTATCACCGCAACCATCGGACGTAATCAAAGGAATGTTTGGCCCAACAAACTCCGGCAATGGAGCAGGTGCACCTGTCACATTCGTCGCAGTTCGGCTTGCTCGCAACTGTTCAGCTGAACGCTGCGAACAAACTGCCAAGTTTGGACCCTTACCGGCAGGGAACTTGGAAAGCAACGAGTAAATCAGGTCATCAGTCAAACCTTTTCCGCTGTCCTCGGTCAGGTTGCAAATTCGACCGCAAGAAAACTTGCTGCCATACTGCAAACCGGCCCAAGCCTCGCCTGGCGTGTAGTAAGCGGTATATGGCTGCTGACTGGAATCTTGCAGAGCTTGAACGATCGTCTCTTGCTCCTCGATTTCCTCAGTCATGATCGCTGCAATTTCTTCCTCATTGACTCGAAGGAAGTAAAAGCTCGATCCGGTGTTGGCGGTCGTTCCGCCAGCATTCACAACCATATCGTCATCATGTGCGTTGATGTTGGCGTTTTCCGGCAAGCCAGCAAAACCACCAGCAGCGCCGCCGTTTGTCGTGCCTGAAAGCATCTGCAATTCCATCCGGAACATCGCATCCTTCATGCACAGCATTTTGTCACGCGCAACATAATCAGCACGTCCTTTTCTCCAAGCGTCGGCAACGGCTTTATCGACCGCTGACGTGTAATCAAGGATTTTCAGGGCTGCGGTCAGAACAGTGTCAACAGCATGATCCGCACCACGTCCGGCATTCTCAGAACGGAAACCGGCAGCAGGTCGCTGGGTAATCACGCTGTATTTGTGTTCGTCACCATTTGAGGGAAAAATAACAGGCAATCGAGCCAGCAACGGTGCTGATTCTTTCAACTGTTCCAGTTCGTTGTGCGCCAAATCATGGGCATCTGCCAAATGATCCGCTACTGTGGCAAAATCGTTAGCCATTGGTCAGAGTCTCCTTTTCTCAGTTTCGTTCGTCTGCGAATTTTGCTGACATACCGCCACGTTGCTTTGGCTTTTCGTCAACTGTCTCATCCAAATCAACCGGGGTTGATTCCTCAGCCGCAAGCAATGCCTGGCTTTTCCATTCGTCACGCTCGGCAGTCAGTTCTTCAACCCGCTTTTCGGCGGCTTCTTCAAACGTCATGCCCTGTGCGTAATAAGCTGCTCCCTTTTCGCCGAATGCGTCATAGAAACGCTTTGCCTCGGCGCGAGGGTCGCCCAATTCCTGTGGTTTTTCGTCCACGTTTTCACCGGTCTTCAATTCGGAATCGTCAACCGGCTGTTTCTCTGAATTTGCCATAATGTGCAATTCCTTTTTGTTGAGAAAACCGTTCAAAAATGACCTGGCCCGTTGTGGATCAAGTCCGTTCAAACTCTCTGGCAATTCCTCAGAAAGTCCCATCGCATAACACGCGAATGATTCAAGTTTTTGGAATGTTGGATCGACGCAAAACAACCCGTCAGGATTCGCGGCAGGGTCTGAAACGATATCAACGTTTCGCAACGTTCCAAGCATGGCATGAGGTAGGTTTTTTGTGTTAAGTTCGTCTGGAGATTCGAAGTTGGTAAAATCAAGTTCACTGCCGATCAACTCGGCCCCATGCGATAAGTGAAACTCTGTATAGGCTTCAATGTCATGTTCAAACACAATCGACGCGCCAAAGCTCTCTGGATCTTCTTCGGCAATTGACATGACGTGCTCTGCCAAGTCGCCATCCGGTGATTTGTGAGCGTTTTTCTGTAAGTGCAAATCTGCGTAAACCTGATCGCCTTGCAATTCGGCATCAAACGCACGCCCTAGCTTTTTGCTCAATGCGTCTCCACTCATCCCAGGGTGCGTATAACGACTGGTCACACCTTTTGAATCAAACTGATCGTGCACATCCGCAACAAACTGGCTGTCAATCCACATGCCATGACCCAATGCTTCGCCCCGGGTAATGACGGAAAATCCCTCAATCAAACCAGCCGCATAGTGCCCACCGTCGCGAACAACTCGCGAATCGTCTTTTACACCTGCTGCACCGGCCCTAAAATAAGTGATTTCTTTATCAATCACTGTCATCGTTAGAACCTCCAATTGAATCTAAAAACTGAACCGAATTCGGCACGCTTGCAGGAACTGACTTCGATTCCATGTAGGCGTTTTCCTCAGAAATCCGGTCAACCACGTCCTTAAACTGTTCGCCGTAAACCTCTTGAGTCACATCACCACGCGACCGAATGCCCAAAGCAATCTCTAAAGCTGTTGCGCCGACTTCCTGCATGGGATTACCCCAAGCCGAACCGAGCGGAATCCACTTAAATTTTGGCATTAAATCGCGAAACTGCGGGTACTCGGTAACCGACAAGCGGCGCAACTGCCATTTCACCCACGGGTTAAGCAAGCGTTGTTGCAAGTTGCGCCGCTTCGGAATGCAGGCTTTCATGTAGAGCTGCTTAGCTGATTTTGAACCAAAGAAATTGGTAAAATCTTCCCGGTAGAAACTGTAAGGAATGTCGATTGATTTCAACGCAATAGACGTGACAGTATCCATAAACGATTGCCATTGATCGCTTGGATTGGCATCTTGCAGAATCTTTGCTTCATCCCCCGCCGCAAGCTCAAGCAATACCGGCCCCTTTGTAGGATCCGGCAATTCATCGTCATCGCCTTCGTTATCCTGGCGAAAAATAGCAATACCGAACATTTGAGCCAGTTTTGCTTTTGCCAACGCTATCGACTTGTTTTCGTAAATGTCCTGATAGTCATTCAACGCAGCCATTTGGGGAGAAATGCCACGCAACTGGTCGAATCGGTGGAAGTAACCATGATGAAAAAACGTGCTGGCTCGAAGCTGAGCAATGTCGTCAAACTGGTTCCGTGACTGTCCGCGACTCGTGACATTGATCCCCAACATTCGACCATTGCCGTTATGCTTGACGCCGTTGATCCAGGTTTTTAAATCCGTTTCATGTTTCGGATCCCTTACCCGGTCAGCTTCGATTGGATTTAGCTTGCCGTCGCGAGTCTTTTGAAGAAATACATCACCTTCGACAATAGCGTGAGACTCCGCCAGTCGTGCCAAGCTCAAAAAGTCATGCTTGCCCCGCGCGTCGCAATTTTCAGGCTGCATCAACTCGGCAAACACCTGCTCAAGCTCTGAATTCAACACCTGATCGCCGGTATTGAACGATAACGACTGTTCAGCAATAAAATTCAGATGCGTCCTGACTGCCCACGCTGCGACCGCATAATTCTTCTGGTGGTCGCGTAACCGGGTAGTAGCCTTGTCTTTGTTTCGCTTTTTAAGATCCATATCGACGGATCCAAGCGACTTTGACGTATTCGAGCGGTTGTTTGAATCGGTAACGCCCGCATAGGTGTCGTTTGTAGACAACGAAACACCACCACGCCTAGCCATCTTGCGGGTCAAAGCATCAAACCCGTTTTGCTCTGCCTCTGCTATCACCAGTTACCCCCATTCCCAAATGAAACGGGTCGGTACGCTGTAACCGGCTCATCATCCGCGATCTCGTCTTTTTCTTTTTCGAGCTGCTTGATTCGTAGGTTAATTTCTTCGGCAGATCGAAATTTAGTGGTCACGCCATCCCGATTAACTTCGGTGGCTCCACTGTCCAGAATGTCTTTCAATTCCTGGATTCGTTCTTCAATGTCTGCAACGCTTCGGCTCATGCTTGCAATACTACAGCATAAGCCCACATTATCCACGCATTAGCTGACACTTATAATGTGTTCGGTATTATTTAGTTTGCAGTTGCGCTTTGATTGCGGTTTTTCATTGGTTTTGTACCGGTACGTACCGTGGTACGCGAGTGTCAGGGAAATTTCACCGGAAACGCATCCTCCAAACCGTTCTTTTAGAATAAGTATGCAAACAACCGTAGGAACCGTAGCTACCGTAGCAAAATCGTCGAATATCGACGGTTCAGACGGTCCAAACGGTCAAATACATACCCATTCTAATGAAGTCGAAATATGCCGGTGATATGAGATTAGAACGTGCTAGAAACGTGAGAATTCAGCACTGTTTCCGGGCCTTGTGTCAGCTGTGTCAGATTTTGTGTCAGCTGTGTCAGATTTTTTCATGCGATATTCTGCCCCAAAAACTGACCCCGAAAACCTAAAAACTGCCCCGAACCCTGCCCGTTCCGTCAATTTGACGGATCGGCGTTTTTACGGGCTTTTTGGCGTTTTCTTTGTCATTTCTCGAATTTGGTCAAATCGAATCTGCCCGCAATTCAAGCACTTGCACCGACGCCGAGTGACTTTGTTGTATGGCTTGCCCTCACGGTCTAAAACAGCCGTCGTCAACAATTGAACATTTGGCGTTCCCATGTACTCGCTGCGGTCAGTTGATTGGCACTTTGGGCACCGTGTTTTTTCTACGACAACAGTTGGCCCTTTTTTGTTTTTTGCTCCAGGTGGTCTGCCTCGTTTTGCCATTTGCATTCCTTATAAAACCCGTGATTTCCTTCGCTTCTTAGTTGTCTTTCCTCGATCAGCCCCCAAGCACTCTGCCCCACAAAATGAGAGCAATGCCATAGTGCCGACGGTTGTATCTAGCAGGTCATTGTCTTCGCCGGGTATTGCTTCCCACACTTCGACACGCCGACCACTGGAATCATCCGTTAAAACTTTTCCTCGCTCTGATTTAAGATGGTTTGCAATCAGGTTGTGATGCGTCGGATGGTCCACACTAAACAGCGTTATCGACGCCTCTTGGCCAAATGGAATCAGCATGTGATTCTTGGTAAACGACTTCCAGAAATTGACATCAGAAACCAAATCACGAACGCCGTTATTTGCCTTTTTCAGAAACCAATGCACGCCTTTTTTGTCACCAGCATGTTCTTTCCATGCTGACATTGGAGCTTTGTTGTGGCCGATACCTTGCCCCATGTAGGCAAATACTCGCGAGTCTCCAATGTCACGAATTACCTTGCGAACAACTTTTCCGTTCCACCTCGCATCAACGCCAATTGCCTTGAACTCAATGCTTGCGCCGTCACCGTCTCGCTTGAAAACCTTCTTTAACTGCAGCTCTAGAAACTCTTTGATTCCCTTATAGAGCCTTGTTTCTTCGTCTTGCTCTTTGTACCTGGCTGTCAACGTGTGAATCAGTGAGCTTTTCGTATACATTTTCCGTTTTTGAGACGGAAACGTGCCGTAATCAATCACAAATGAATCGAATTTACTGTTGCCTGCAGTCTCGGTGTAGAAAAGGACATCACCCTGTACGTCGATTTGACAAACCGCAAATTCAGCCTCAAGTGGAACAACTCCTTGCGACTGTCCATGCTGCTTTTCTCTAATCGTTTGCTTTGTCAGGTCGTCGCTGTCAAAACTTTGCTTTGGCGGGTCATTCTGGCATTCAGACAGAAAAGAGTCTTCGCCTTTGATCCTAAAGTTGTAAGCGGCCTGAATCGTGCTGATTTCGTAATCATGGGGCTTACGGGAAAACGCATAATCCCATGTTACTTTCGAATCACCATCCATCGCCTCTCGGTTTTCTTCGTAAAACTTCAAAGCGTCACGACGTGCGCGAATGTCATCGTCCTCTATGTTTTCGTCGTCAAAATCTTGGCGTATTTCCTCATATCGTTCCCATAGCTTTTTTGCGTTTTGTCCAGTTGGGAACTGCTCAACCATCTTGTATCTGACGGTCTTAAATGCCTTATCTTGAGTCAGCCTATCAGGGTAGTCATCAGGCGAAATTATCGTTGCGTTATTAATAATTGACACGGGGTTTGCGCGGTCACCCAAATAGCGAATATCTGACTCGAGTATCTTCAGGTTCTTTCGAATTGCTGTTGGGCTTATGGCATCCTCAGTTGCCTGAATGTCATCCAGAACGATAACTGTTGGACGTTGCCCCTTTTTGTTCTTGCCCCTCGCTTTTTTAAATGGCCTCGATGCGATAATCGCACCCGAACTGGAAAACCCCTCAATCCTTGGAAACTCAATAGTGTCGCCTTTTATGGAAATATGGGTAGATTCGCCTTGGTAGGTCTGATACCTGGCCTTGTTCGCGTTCATCTCAAGCCGATGGAAACACTCCAGCTCTGGAAAGCACGACAGCAAAACCTCATTTTCGCTTAGCTCGAATAACGCAATCTCGAGCAAATCATCTGCCTTTTCTTTGGAATCCGAACAGATCAGGCAAAACTTGTGGATCCCCTTGAGACACGCCCAAATTAAACCCAATATCGAACGCGTTGATTTGCCATACCCCCGAGGTTCCAACTTGTTCAAGTCACGGCCACCGTTCTCAAGCATTTGCTGCTCATACTCAATCGACGAAATCTGAACTGGCCCGAAATCATCCGTAAAAACGTGTGGGAATCCTTGTTCAAAAAACACCCGCAAGGAATCCAGCATTCGCTCCCGCAAAGCAGGATTAGCGACATCAGGCAATTCTTCAATATCGTTATCAGCACGCTTTCTGTTGGCGTGATATTGCCTGTCGTATCGCTTCTTATTTTCGCTTGCTAAATCCGTTGCCATTACGAATACGAATCATTGGTGTTAATCGACAGATCGGAAGA